ACTGCCTAATCTTAGGTCGTTAAAAAACGAGAAAGACCCCCCTCTGAAAAGTCGGGGGTTTTTTGTTGCCTGACACTTTACCCATTCCCGACATCAAAACGCCTCTGAGGGCTTCCTAGACACCTTTACGACCCCATTTCCAAGACCGACAATAGTATGAGTATCTACGTAGATTTCGCAGATGACGCTAAAGAGATGTTAGCCGACTTCGGTGTGGCTGGTTCAATCGCTAACGGCCCGACCTTTCTTTGCCTTATCAGCGACCCGGTACTCACTCAGGTCTTAGAGGCTGGTGGTTATTGCGACCGCACTCAATTCTCAGTTAAGGTAACGGCTACGACTTCCGCGTGGACTGCGAGCGATGGTCGGACTGGGGCTTCAGCTGCATTACTTTCAAACGGCCTTCCAATCTCGGCACTTTCAATCGGTAAAAAAATTACGGCTGGTGGCAAATCTGTCCGCATCACTTCGCAGACTTATAAGCCCGGCTCGGCGTGGATCATACTCGTCGTAATCGACGATAACCAGTAATGGTTTCAGTATCGGTCAAAATTGACCCGAAGTCTTTTGAAGAATTTCAGAGGGCTTGTGAAGAGTTTGCTAAAGGGTTGGGTGTAGACACTCACGACGTTGCAATTCGTCAGGCACATTTAATCTGTATGGACGCTATGACATTTACCCCCCCTATGATGAAAAGCGGTGGGGGTGGATTACTTAGCGGAGCAAAGAATATGGGTGAAGGTGCAGTTAAAGCCGATGTTAATTCAATCGCAGTCAGCGCAAACAAACGCTCAGCTGCATTTCTGATGTATCGCAAATTAGGTGACGCTGCTTTCCGCAATGACCGTAGTTACTTTGATCGCGTATTAAATAATTCAAACAAAGTACTAAAGACTGTTCGCAATAGTATTATGGTTAAGATTGCAAACGACCCGGACCACGAACGAGCCTTTAAGAAATCACGCAATCTATTTGCCCGAGCAATTCCTCAATCGAATACGGATAATCTATCGCAGACATATTATAGCGATATTAAAGACCAACATATGAGATTGAAAACAAAGTATGACGGCAGAAATATCCGCAAGAAACAAAGACGAATGGATTGGGTAAATAAATATATTACCACCGATCAGTCTGTCATCGATAAAGAAATCAATCGAAGCAAATTACAAGTAGGTGCATTAAAAGCCGGCTGGTTCAAAGCAAAGCAACGCATTCCTGCTATGAAAGGCAAAGCCGTTAAGAGAGCTGGTGGAACTGTTCCAGCCTGGGTATCTCGCCACGGTGCGCCTAATGGTATAACCAATTATAGTTATACTGATAAAACACTGAGCCTATCGCTGATAAATTTAATCGGCAATAATAACAATGTTGCATCTACCGCCGGCACTAAAAACATTGTATATGGTAACCGCGTAAAACAAATGCCTGCCGAATTACAAAAGGTACTCGAAGCCCGAGCAAATAAATTTAACAAAAAATAAAACAATGGGAACTAAATCTATACGACATATCGTCGAACAAGTCTTAAAGACTTATTTATCTACGGAGACAGGCCTTACAGGTGTCAGCCTCTACACAGGCGATTCTGCCGATGTCATGACCCTGCCTAAACTCGTTATCCTTTGCGAATCTGCCCGCACGCCCAACGACCTACCTGAAGGCTTAGGAAACTATTCCTGCTCCGTTCGTATGACCCTTTTCTCGAATGCCGACGATACGACCCTCACCGATCACCGCGCGCGATGTGCTGGCCTCGCTGGTGCAATGTCCATCGATAGCCTGCCCGGCATTAAAACCGCCTTCACTAATTCAGGGGACGCAACCTGTTACGATGTGACCGTGCAGAACGAAGACGAAGGGGTCGACGAACGCTCCTGGGCAACGGTTTTCTCATACGATGTGCTGGTGGTTTTACCCGCCTAATCGCCTCGTTGCCAATTCCCTTAATTATATATGGCATCCGTATCCAAAGGCGTAACCTGTTTGTATGGCGTAGCAGGAACTGTAACTAATCTTTACGTTCAAAGCTACTCGGTTTCATCTTCGTTTAACAACGAGGACACCGTGCAAGACGAATCTGGCCTCACTAAGACTTGGCGTGCAGATGACCGTAAATCGGAAATCACTGTTGAGGGTATTGTAAAAGTTGGAACTGTTCCTCAGCTCGGTGCTTCTTTCAGTTTCACATTGAACGCTGACAGTGCTTACCCATCAGGTTCGGCTTCGGCTTCATTTGCTGGTTGGGTAACGAAGGTAGACGAAAAAGGCGGAAACAAAGAATTCGTTAAAGTGTCCGTCACCGCAGTTGACTACGAAGGCGTAGCCCCATAATTTGACGCGGTGGATAACCGCTTCCTATTTGCATTTACAGACCCGGGAGAGTTAAAACTTCTGGGTCGTTTTGTTTACCCATTTTGTCTAAAATATCGGGTGCGACTGCTGGCTATCAATTCGCCACTAGTAAATACCCATCGTGACATCGAGCCTTTAGACCTAGTCTTAGCCGTTCAGATTTGCTCTGAGTGCCGCTTTGGCGAGTTAACCTGGCTAGACCATTGGTACTTGGCTAAACTCAAGCGGAATAAGGAATACTTTATTGAGACTATCCGTCAATTCACTGCTTATGCTCACCAGACTATTTGGCCTAAATTCTGGGAGAAGACTGATAAGACAGGTGGATCTAACGACGGAGGGATTGGCTGGCCTTTAATGGTCATCGCCAATTTAATCAGTAACGGCATCACGGAGGACAGGGCTTGGAATATGCCGGAGTGCCAGGCTATCTGGTTATCTACCGCGTTCATTAAGATTAAGGGCGGAGAAGTTAATGTCCTGACTACGGAGGAAGAGGAATTTATGGAGCAGGAACGAAAGGCTAAGGCTGAGGAAGATAAGCCTGTTGCCGAAAAGTCATAAGTATAAGAACACGCTATGGCTAATCAACAATTAGGATTCGATGTGGTAGGCAGATCTAACGCTTCCGAAGTGATGGGTAAGGCTGGAAAAGAGGCCGACAAATTGGCTAATAAACTTAAGCAAGCCTTTGATATAAAAGGTGCTTTGACTAACGCTTTCATCGGTGCTTTTGGTGCAGCTGCATTACTTGATAAAAGTATTCAAATGATTACTGCCAGCTTTAAGGGTATGGCTGATATTGCGGACAAGTCTGCAAAGGCCGGTATTAGCGGAGAAGAATTTGATAAACTATCTTATGCAGCTGAACTGGCTGGAGTATCAACTGCGGTATTAAGTAAATCGATTCGTGAATTACGTTTTTTAATGAAGGACGCTTTGACGGATACTAAGAAAATGGAACTTTTAACTAAAGGTTTAGGCTTTGCTGAAAATGATGTTAGAGAAGGAAAAGTTAAATCTATTGATTTATTTAATCGGGTTGCACAAGCCATCGGAACACAAACAAACGACACACAAAAACTCGCCATCGCAACGGCTTTCTTCGGCGATAAAGTGGCTAACGATATGTTACCTGTATTAGAACAAATTGCTAAACACCCTGACATTTTCTCTGGGCTAGTTACGGGATCAGAGGAAGCCTATGCTAAACTAGATGCAATGGACGAGAAGTTACAGAAACTTTACCGCAATGCTATTCGTTTAATTGGCTTGGGAATATTTAGTGGAATTAAGACAAACGAATCATTAGCTACAAACGCAACGGCTCAATCTATTATTCAAACAATTTCACCACAGTTATCAATAGCAAGTAAGTTAGGAGCTGCATTTACTACGATGGGGGAAAATAATTCAGGCACTGCAACAGAAAATTCTCAAGCCTCTAAGGTCAACGCTCAGGCCATCATTGATGCCCAACAGAAAACGATTAAAGATAAAAACACTATCGCCTCATCGTCTGGCCCATCTGCAATCAACGGCCCGACTTCCGGTGTGATCGGCGTGGGTAACAATGCGACAAATTTAATTATGGAAGAACAACTTGATACATTAAAGCAAATCAAAGAAGGCATAGACCGCCTCGGAACGCCTGGCTATATGAACACTGACTTTACTAAACAACAATACCCAACAGTATAATTTTATGGCACGCATCGACAAAGGAGACGCTTTAACTAACGGTATTTTACAACCAGGTTGGAGTATTGATAACGACGGATGGGGTCTTTTGACCGCTAAGGCTGTTTATAAATTTGCCAATACTTCCCTTAATCCACTTCCGCCTGTAAATCGCGGAACACCTTTTTCTAAAGATAGCAGATTAAAACTTCACAAATACAGTGCAGTCTTTGATGCGCTTGGAGTTGCAGTTGTAACCTTTGATTACGTTGGAATTGATGACACTCAGCCCGGTGCTTCTAATGGTTGGACTGTGCCTAATTGCAGTGGTGAAAATGGTCTAAGTACTGAGAAGATAGAGACTCACCCGAACTTCTTTGAAGTTACTTTAGGTGGTAATTCTGGTGAAACCCCTATTGCGGGTGTTCAAGCCGATTGGAATCCAGCCCCTAATAACTTTAGCACAAACGGCACAAATTTAATGGAGGGCGAACACGGTGCTACATTTATTCCGGCTACGGTTGCTGACAAGGGTGGCAAATTCTTAGGTTTCTTTAATCAAGACTTTCCCGAGTATTATGGTAAGACATCTTATCTTGCTCCGACCACTGTTTTTAGTGGCATCGTTTATACAACAGACGGTGCAAATGTTCAGGCACTACGCGAAAGAATTGGCGAAGGCCACGAAACAAATGATTTAGGTATGGGTGGCCCAGACTTTATTCCGACCGTATATGGAACTTCGTGGACTTCGACATCTGAATATCCACAGCTCTTAGTTTCCAAAGTAAACGCTGAGAACTACGGATCGTTATATAAAATAAACTATGAGATAAGATATTCTCGTGAGGGCTTCCCGTTCGTAATTTATCCAAACCAAGTATACTAAACACTATGGGACTTAATCCAGGCGTAGGATATACGGGGTCTAATCTTGGAGGTGCTTACGGACTTTCTATTGACCAGTCAGTTGATTGGTTGTCGCGTAATCTGGGCCGTCAATTTGAATGCACACTCAGTGGTAATCAGGTCGGAGGAAATAGTGAGTATTATCTGCAGGTGCGTAAGGGTCTAGTTGAATTTGATTACTATGGTACAGACGATAAAGGTATAATTGACTTGGATAATTTAGGCGGGTTCGCTGGTACAAATACTCAGAATATGTTCTTCTATATGAACAAGTTTAATGTGTTCGAGACGGGCAAACGAGTCGAAGGAGATAATAATGAAACTAGCGATTTCATCAGTGATGGTTATATCAAACTAGACAAAGAAAAGAATTACTTTGTTTTCATTTATAAGACTACTCCTGACTGGCAACAGGAGGGCAGTCTATATGAGGCTCGCGCGCCACAGATTGGAGTCGCAGCTGATGACTCTGAAGCAAATATATTTATTAAGACTCAGCGGAATGGTGGAGGATTTTTGCAGTCTTATATTAAGAGTGAACCTAAAACATTACAAATACCTGTAATAACCGAAGAAGGAGTTATTGGAACTTTTGATAATGCAGAAGTAAGTTGCGACTTAGTTGATATTGGAGGATATTCACCCCACGCAGTATTCGGAGATTATTTAATAAGTGTATATGGCGAATCAGAGGCTAAAGATGTTTCAGGACAATTAGAAGATAAAGGCACTGGCTTCGTAACGACTGACTGCTACCGACAAGATATCGCATATATCAAATGGAGCGAAAATCTTAACCGCTTTCAGATTTATCAATTACAATACGGCCCAATTAAATTGAGACAGAACCCACTAGGCTCATTTAAAACTAAACTTTTGACTGCCGAAGAAATTGCTGAATGGGACGAAGGATTTGACCTTTGTGAATTTATCACCGGTTCATTTAGTGGTTATACTAAGGATTTGAATACTTCTCTCTTAGCAGATCAGCCACCTGTGTATGCTGGTTCTGAAAACATAGGTAACTACCAGTCTCCAAAAGAGACCCTCTAACCCTCTGCCAATTCCACCAATTTTATGTCAACCACCTCCGTAACATTTAAACGCGGTACTTCATTTGCCGGAACTTGCACTTACACCCCTGACGCTGGTGGCCCTGCTACAAT